ATATTCATTAAATATAAAATTACTAATACAAACATATCTGATACTTTAACTATAGGATTTTCATAAATGACTAATAAGGAAATAAAATATGTAAATAAAGATTTTGATTCATTTAAATCAAGTCTTATTAATTTTTCTAAAACATACTTTAAGGATTCATACACTGATTTTAGTGAAGCTTCTATAGGAAATATGTTTATAGAATTATCATCATATGTAGGAGATGTTATGTCTTTCTATATGGATAACCAAATTCAAGAAAATTTCCAACAATATGCTAGACAAACAGACAATGTTTTTGCATTGGCTTATATGTATGGTTATAAACCAAAAACAACTGGGTTAGCAAACGTTAATGTGGATTTTTATCAATTACTTCCTTCTAAAACTATTAATAATCAAGTAGTACCAGATTATGATTATGCATTAAATATAAATTCTAATACTACTGTTAATTCTAAATCAAACCCAAACATAGGTTTTATAATAGAAGATCCAGTCGATTTTACTGTCTCGAGTTCATTTGATCCTACTTCAATTAATATATATCAAATTAGTAATAATCAACCTCAATATTTTTTATTGAAGAAAACAAGAAAGGCAATATCTGGAAATATAAATACGACTTCATTCTCATTTGGTAATCCAACAGAATTTCCCACTGTAATAATAAAGGGAAATAATATTTCAGAAATTCTTGATATAGTTGATTCTGATGGTAATATATGGTATGAAGTTGATTATTTGGCTCAAGAATTAATATATGATAATATTAAGAATACTAATTTAAACGACCCAAACAATTTTCAAAACGAAGACAATTCTCCATATATTTTAAAAACTAAACAAGTGCAAAGAAGATTTGTTACTCGTTTTTTAGATGAGACTATATTACAAATACAATTTGGATCAGGTAAAACACAAGATATAGATGAAGAAATAGTTCCTAACCCATCAAATGTTGGTTTAGGATTACCATTTGAAAAGAACAAACTTACAACAGCATATTCTCCACTTAATTTCATATTTACTAATACTTATGGGATTGCACCTTCCAACATAACATTAATTGTTAGGTATTTAACGGGAGGTGGAGTTATATCAAATATTCCTTCAAATGATTTAACTAATATAAATACGAGTACTGTAAAATTTCTGAAATCAAATTTAAATCCTAACACAGCTCAATATATTTTTAATTCAATTACTTCAAATAATGAATTTGCTGCTAGTGGGGGTCAAGACGGAGATACAATAGAAGAATTAAGACAAAACTCTATTTCAAATTTTTCCACTCAATTAAGAAGTGTTACCCAGGATGATTATTTAATTAGAGCATTAAGTATGCCTTCTAAATATGGAAGTTTATCTAAAGCGTTTATTAAAAAATCAACGGCTAGTAATAAGGATACTAATTTAGATTTATATGTTTTATCATATAATATTGATAGTAAATTAAATATTGCTTCTAGTACTTTAAAAGAAAATTTAAAAACATATTTAAATCAAAATAGAAGTATAGGAGATTCCATAAGTATAAAAGACGCCTTCATAATTAATATAGGATGTGAATTTAGTATAATATCGCTCCCTAATTATAATAGTAGTGATATATTAATTAAATGTATATCTTCTTTGAAAGACTTTTTTAATATAAATAAATGGCAAATAAATCAACCTATAATTTTAGGTGATTTGTTTTTGTTATTAAGTAAGGTAGAAGGAGTTCAATCTGTTAAAGATATAAAAATAATTAATAAAGCAGGAACTACTCAAGGATATTCTAGTTGGGCATATGATATGGATTCTGCTACTCAAAATAAAATAATATATCCCTCTTTAGATCCTTCAATATTTGAAGTGAAGTATCCTGAAATAGATTTAAAAGGTTTTCTTACAAATTATTAAAACATAATTAATGGCCATTTATAGATTATTCCCCAATCAAGATACAACTATATATTCAGCATATCCACAAATGAATGTTGGGTTGGATTCTATTTTAGAAATAAATAATATAAAATCATTAGATGGGTCTTCTCAAGTAGCAAGAAGTTTAATTAAATTTGATCAAGATGAAATTGATTATGTTTTAAGTAATTTAGTTAGTGGTTCGAATTTTGAGGCTAACCTTAGATTATATATTGCTGAAGTTGAAGGAATTACTCAAGAAACAAAATTAGAAATTTACCCCATATCGGGTTCGTGGGGAAACGGAAATGGTCAATATTTAGATAGTCCTTTAAATCCATCTGGTGTGTCTTGGTTTTACCAAAACTATGAGCAGAATAAGTTGTGGGATGTAGATGGCACAAATCAATACGTAACTAGTTCATATTCTGGTTTTAACAAAGGTGGAGGAACTTGGTTTACTGGTTCAGATAATATTTATATTCCTAATATTTTAGTTACTCAATCATTTAATTCAAGAACATATTTTGATTTAAATGCTAATATAACAGATATCGTTAAAGCTTGGTCTATATCTTCTAGTTCTTCTATAGAAATAAATAATGAAGGTTTAATTATAAAACTTGATTCTAAATCTGAATTTAATCCATCATCTTCTGCTCAACCTTCATTTAAATATTATTCTGTTGATACTAATACTATATATCCTCCGGTTTTGGAAATAAAATGGGATGATTCCATATATGAAACAGGAAGTTTACCGTTTTTAAATACTGCAGAAGCATATATAAGTTTAAGTAATAATCCTATAAAATTTTATCCTGACAGTATTAATAAATTTAGAGTAAATGCAAGACCTAATTATCCTCCTAGAGTGTATCAAACATCTTCAATATATACAAATAATTATATTTTGCCAGAACAATCATGTTATGCCATAAAAGATTTAGATACTAATGAAATGGTAATAGATTTTGATGACCAATATACAAAGTTGAGTTGTGATAGTAAAGGTAATTATTTTTCGTTAAATATGAGTGGGTTAGAGACTGAAAGAAATTACGTTATTTTAATCAAATCGTTAATAGAGGGAGATACAATGATTGAAGATAATAATTTTATTTTTAAAATATTAAATGGTTGAAAAAGTAGATTTAAATAAAAAAGTATATGAAAAAAATTCATATACTAAGACCATAGATACCAAATTCAGAGAATTAGGGGTAACTTCTATTGCTGAGGATTTAAGTGATATTATATCTGTTGATGATTTCTTTTCAAATTATAATTCAATATTTTATCAAATTCCCAAAAATGGAGATAGTAATTCACATGAATTTTTAGTTAAAACTAGTGGAGACTATATAGATTTCAATCAAACAAACGAACAAATTTTGGCTCTTCAAAAAGAAATTTCTACATTACGAGAAACAAATTTGCAGCAAAATATAACCATTCTTGGTTTACAAACCGGTCAAACATTTAACATAACAGGTTCAATTCCATCAATACAATGAGTCCAGAAATAATTATACAACCCGTTGATTCTTCTACATTTGAATCTCAGACAACATATCTGACTCAGGATGATACCATAATCTCATCTTTTTATTTAGATATAAAATTTAATTCTATTTCAGATTATGTAGAAACAAACATATATGATGAAAATCAGAATCCATTATTAAATAGTATTACCCCTAAATCTGATTTTTCAGTATTAAATAATGATATAATTTTAAATCCTGACCAAAACTTAACTCAATCAGGTTTTGATCAAGGTTCATATTATATAAAATATAATTTCTTCAGAAAAGTATTAAAATCTGATAACAATTCGTTATATTATATCAGTGAAATTAATTCAGATAGGAAAGAAATTCGTTTATCATCTAATCAAATTTCAGACTCTGACATAATATTTTCAACTACTTTATTTTCACAATTAAGAGATAGTGCTACTTATTTTGTTGATTTTTATTTAAATTTTGGAGAAAATGATTTATGTATTGCTAATAATGTAAAATTAGATACAACCCAAAACAATCCTTCTATTTTAATAAAATTATACGAACCATTATCTCTAAATCATAATTTAAAAGATACACTATGGGTAGTAGAACCAATATCTGATTCTCAAACATATTTAGTTACTTTTCCTGACCCAATAATTGAAATCAATGATTCTCAATATATACAAGGCCCTAACTTTAGTTTAGATATAAAAAATCAGACAGGTCTGTCTTCTCAAATATATTCATATAATGATTTGATTGGTACTAATATATCTGGTTCTCAACAACAAATTAAAAATATATTAAATAAAAAGGGAATAGATATAAATTTAGATTATAATGATTTTTCAAATTTTATTCATTTTTCATCTGCTACTAGTAGATTAGAAAATTTTTATTATAAAGTCTCATTAATAGAAGATTATTCTAATGAAATATCTGATTTTATAGGCAGCATTTCAGGAAACACTACTTCATCTATTTCATATAATTCAAGTTATAATTCATTATCTGGAAGTATTGATTCTATAATAAATAATTTTGATGAATATGAATATTTTTTATATTTTAATAGCGGTTCAATAAATTCATGGCCAAAACAGAATTCTCAACCCCCATATCAATTATATAGTACTGGAAGTTCTCAAGTAAGTGTGTGGTTTGAAAATATATTAGAACAAGCTTCAATATATGACCAAAACAATCAGGATTGGTTGTATTGGACTATACCTGAATATTTAAGAAATGATTCTGAAAATAAGAACTATGAAGTTTTCTTAAACATGATAGGACAACATTTTGATAGTATATGGGTTTATATAGAAAGTATATCTAATAGATTCAATGCTGATAATAGATTAAATTATGGAATTTCAAAAACTTTGTTAGCTGATGCTCTAAAAGATTTTGGAATTAAATTATATTCTAATAACTTTAACATAAATGATCTATATACTTCATTTTTAGGAATAACCCCATCAGGTAGTTTATTTCCATTCCCTGATATAACATCAACCTTACCAGCAACTTCTGGTTTTGAATTTATTGATACTAAAATATCTTCTTCAAATTCTGAAGTAATTCCTTTGGATGATTTGAATAAGAAGATATATAAAAGATTATATCATAATATCCCTTATTTAGTTAAAACTAAAGGCACAATAGCAGGTTTAAGATCATTAGTAAATATATATGGAATCCCTGATACTATTCTAAGGATCAATGAATTTGGTGGTAAAGACAGAAACAATTCAGGTGATTGGGATTATAAACAAAATATATTTAATTATAGTTATTCAGGTTCATTGACAACAGGTTTTTTGAGTAATCCTAATCTAGGTGATACTTTACCTGAAACAATACAATTCAGATTTAAAACAAACGGAGTTCCTATTAGTGGTTCTCAAGAATTATTTTTGTCATCTGATGGAGGTACTCAAGTAAGTTCTATAATAATTGATTATTCTAATTTAGGTTCATTAAATGGATCATATTCTGGTTCAATTGATGAATATAATCAATATGGAATTGTAAAATATATACCTGATGTAAATAATTCTAGTAAAAGTGCTAGTATTTATTTACCTATATTCAATAATGATTGGTGGAATATTCAAGCTAATTTTGATCATTTTTCACTCACTGCAAGTTTATATATTGCCAATAAAATAGATGGTAAAGTAGGTTTTAAAGCATCAGATTCGATAAGTGATTCATTTATTTCATATTTCTCATATTCACCAACTACATCTTCTCTTATACAATTCAATGGTCAATTCCAAGAATATAGATTATATAACACAGTCATTAGCGAAAGCATTTTCTATGACTATGTTTTAAATCCATTATCATGTGAAGGAAATTCTATAAATAGCACCCCAGACGAACTATATTTTAGAGCACCTCTCGGTAGTAATCTTGATTTAGACTCCAGAACATCCATTCATCCTAAAGTAACAGGATCATGGATTCCTACTGCTTCATTTAATAATGAAAGTGAATTCTATTTAAGCAGTGGTTCATTTGTTTCAAATATTGAAAAAATATATTATGATCAACCTATTGCAGGTATAAAAAATGCTGTAACAGACAAAATAAATATAGAGGAATCAGTGCTTCCTGAAGGAGATACTTTATCACCATTTCGTTCTATTCAACAACAATCATTTGTTTCTTCTAGTTATACTCCAGACATAAATTATCTTGAGGTAGCATTTTCTCCACAAGACCAAATTAATGAAGATATAATGTCTCAGATTGGTTATATTAATATAGGTGATTATATAGGAGACCCTCGTCAAATAAATAATGATGGGAATACCTATCCTGACCTAAATAAATTAAGAGACGATTATTTTCAAAAATATAAACATAATTATAATGTAAAAGACTTTATTCGTCTGATAAAATACTTTGATAATTCTTTATTTAAAATGTTGAAGGATTTTGTTCCTGCTAAAACAGATTTAGCAACAGGGATAGTAATCAAACAACATATATTAGAAAGAAACAAACAAAAACCAGTACAAGTATCTTATGAAGATGTAACATATACTTCTTCAATGAAGAATTTGCCAAATAATTATGAAGAAGGTGAATTACTTTACACTACTGAAGGTGGTAGTGGAGGATCTTTCTCACATATAAGCGTAGATTCTCAACAGTGGAGTCAAAGTATACACTTCCCGTATAAACCGACTTCAAGCGCAAATGACGCAATTAAAATCGCAGATAATCGCGAATTTTATAATGGTGAGTTGCCAGGTTCTTCTCTATATACACAAATGACAGAACATTGTGGAAAATATAAAGCAGGAGACACAACAGGATTTGACCATGATTTCGATTGTCAACCTAACTTAAATAATGTTGAAAAATCAAGAGAAAATCCTAACCTCCAAGATGTAGATTATTCATTTGGTATAGATGTTCCTGTAAATATAGGATTGATAATATCAGGAAGCGCAACAAAAGGTACTGTTCCAGAATCAAATTATTCTCTTAAAAGACATAAAGGGCCAAGATATGATGGAAGTAAATCATCATCTGATGGAGTTAACTTATCAACTGGTCTAACTGGTTCATATGATAATTACCCTCCAGTAGAGAGTAAGAAAACACATTTTGCTTATATTAGTGAGATAAAAGATCCATATCCAGTAGTAAATAATAAAACATATCTTAATGTAAAATATATAGTTGATACTGAAACTAATATCGATAATCCTGGATTAAGTGATGTAACTTTTTATAATATGAAAGATGTATTTGTTCCTACAGAAACAATAAATTCATCATTAATAATTCCTAAAGCGGAACCACAATTTAATAAATTAAATAAAACACAAAATATATCTCATATTGGAGAAATAGCAGTACCTATTTTATATTCCCAGATATCTAGTGATAATTATTCAACTAATCTACATTTCTCTTCTTCATTATCAATCCCATTAACTTATTGGGATTACACAACAACAGCTACTAGTTCCTTGAGCAATATAGATGATAATTCTACATTGTTTTCTTTCATCCCAGATTATTCAGTTAATATAAATTATGTAAATGATAAATTATATGTAGATCCATATAATTATTATTCACCTTTATATAATACTGAGAGAGTATCTTTATCAAATGTTATTTTATCAGAAGATCAATATTCTTTAACTTATAATCACATTTTAATTACTAGTCCTATAGGAAATACAACAGGCATCACAGGTTCATTAGATATATCTATCAGACATAGAAATGCTGGTTCTCCAACATCAGGTAAAATACCTATTACATTATTAAAAGGAAAAATAACTTTTAATTGTTTAAACAATGATGAATTTACATATGATATAATAGATGTATTGGGTTCAGATTTTACCATATCTGCAAATAATATTAATATATCATATAGTAATTCTAATTATAATTCATTCATTATAAGCCATGGCATTGTAGATATAAATTATCTAACTTGGGATATTCAAATAAAAGATGCAGGTACCATTCAACCAACATTAGTACCAGGAGCTGAATGGTGTGGGTTAGAATTTAACTCTAAGGATACCGATATAACATTTAATCCATATTCTGTTATATCTAACAAATCGCATTCATTCCTAGAATTATTAAATATAACTAACTTATATGTTCAACCAGATGATTTAAATATATATAGAGAAACAGGGTATAATAATAAAATATACATAGATAATCAATATATGATATTATCATATGATCAAGGATATATACAAACCCCAATACCTTATACATCTAGTTTTTCGAATAGATTTAAAAATAATTTTGAACCATATGGAACCGAGTTTCCTAAAATAAAAGATCAATGGAAATTAGAAATAGGGGATCAAATACGTTTTGAAAATAATGAAGAAAAATGTTATGAAATAACTGATATAAATCCATTTTATTTTGATGTTTATGGTGTTGGGCCTGTGATATTAATAACATTAGACCGAGATATTTCTACTTCGACTAATTTAAATTTCTTCTTGATAAGAAGATGGGAAGAAAACAGAAATAATATCACAGTAAATCAAACATTCCCTTACTCAAACCAACTTATATCAGCTTCTTTGGCTCCCACAACTACTGGTTTTATATTCCCAAAATATCCAGTAGACGCGATTGCTAAAAATCCTGACAAGATAATTAGAGACTTAATTGATAAGAAGATAATAGAATAACATATTTATAATAAAATAACAATAATATTCACAATAATTTAACTACTTAATAACCTTTAAGCACTTTTCTTCGATCTTTTCTTAGAACTGTAATATGTATAATCGACAATGGGAAGAATAAAAAAATACCAGACAGAAGAAGAACGTATTCAAAAACAACTTGAATATAGTAAAACATATTATTGGAAAAATAAAGATAAAGTCGATGGAAAAAACAAAGAACGTTATCATAGGAATATACAAGATAACAAGTCCTAGTGGAAAAATTTATATAGGTCAAACTACTAATTGGAAGAAGAGGTTAGGATATTATAATAGATTAGAATGTAAAGGTCAAGTAAAATTATATAATTCATTAGTTAAATATAAATCTGAAAATCATATATTTGAATTTATAGAGGAATGTTCGAGTGAATTATTAAATGAACGAGAAATATATTGGGGTGATTTTTACGATGTATTGGGTGAGAATGGATTAAATCTGAAAGAGTTAGGTATAGGTGGAAAATGGAATGATGAAATGAAAGCTAAAATGAAAGAAAGATGCAATACTCCTGAACATAAAGCTTTCATATCTAATATCCATAAAGGTAAAATAACTTCTTCAGAAATTAGAGCTAAGATGAGTGAAACTCATTTATCAATGAATAAAACTCAACCAGAAGAATTAAAAATAAAAAGAGGCTTATATAAAAAGCATTCTCCAGAACATATAGAAAGATTTATTAAATCGGCTTCTAAACCTATTATACATCTTCCATCAGAAGTGATATATGAAAGTATAACTCAAGCCGCTAAAATATTAGGAATAGATCATTCTAATATAATAAGAATATTAAAAGGAAGACAAAATAATTATAAAGGAACAACATTTAAATATATTTAAAAATCATGGGATTTCAGAATAATCAACAGATTACAATAGACTGCATTTTGACTCGCGCTGGAAGGGCCGCACTCGCAAAAGGTGATGGGTCATTTAATATTACACAATTCGCCCTTTCAGACGACGAAATAGATTATACACTTTATAATCCAACACACCCATCCGGTTCTTCATATTATGGAGAAGCTATAGAAGGTATGCCTCTTCTAGAAGCATTCCCCGATGAAAATCAGATTATGAAATACAAATTGGTTACATTACCAAGAGGTACTGCTAAAATGCCTGTATTAAGTATTGGTTATCCAGCCATTATATTAAAACAAGGTGATACACTATCGATTACACCAGCCACTTTAAATTATCTTGGTAATACAACTACCTATGAAACAAGTGGATATGTAGCAACAATTGCTGATGCTAGAACAATGTCTTCATTTGAAGGAGTAGGCAAAACAAATGCTGCAGCTACTTCAAATATTTCACTTGGAACTAATCTTTCTAAATCAGTTACAGGTACTCAAATAAATCTTAAAGCAACAACCGTCAATACATTATATGGTTCTAATACACAACTCAAAACTACACTTACTGTAGTAGGTATTGATAGTGGTGCTCGTATAGTGATTCCAGTAACTATTAATAAAATAACAATTTAGAATATGAGCTTTAAAAGATTAGATCCACAGGATTTTATAACTAGTGCTGACTCAGTAGTATCTCCTGCTTGGTCTGGAAACGTTTCTGCTTTATCTACATTTTTCACATCATCTACTCAAACAAGTGGGTCTTCTGGAAATTATTATCTAGACATATATAATCAAAACCCATCTGCTTCTACTGCTGAAGTTCAATTTAGTATTGCATATGCTAATAAAAATGGAGGAGGGGCTGTTCCATATAATTCTACTATAACTGGAAGTACTTATACTTCTACTTTGTATGGTCAAATGAGAACTCTTCTTTTAGAAGATGAAAATGCTAGTTTTAGTTTTAATGGAGTAACAAGTGATGATTTTTATATATTAAATATAAATCGTGCTCGCTATAAAGAAAAATTAATGCCTGGAGCTTGGAATTTACGATTACCAACATCCCCAAGCTCATCTGTTGATCTAACTGACAATTCAAATAATGTAGCTCTTCCAGAATATTATGGTACTCAACGTGTATATCAAGTTGTAAATGGATTAAATGGTTCTGGTAGTATTACACCTAGTTCGGGTTCGTATGGATTATTTTTCCCAGATACTTCTTTATTATTAATGAACCCATTAGCATTAAATATGTCTGTAGCTAATGGTGGAGTATTGTTAGGTACATCTACTGTGACTTCTTCAATGGTTCATAATGAGAGAAGATTATTTAATAAATTAAATATTAGTGGTAGTTATTTTCAACTTCAATCTGAAGAAACAATTACGTCAAATTATATATTTGTTCGAGCTAGAAATAGTGAATTTAACTACTCAGAAAATCCTAGCTTCATTTCAGGATCAACAGGTGAAGTAATTCATAATAGTTTTATTTATAATCCACAAACATACCCAACAACAGTAGGTCTATATAATGATTCAAATGAATTATTGGCAGTGGCTAAATTATCTAAACCATTATTGAAAGATAGTACGAAAGAATTACTTTTGAGATGCCGTCTCGATTTTTGACCCATCCCATAATTAACTGGGATAAACTATAATATGAGCGTTTTTAAAACATTAACCTCCCAAGATATTATTGTATCTCCATTTGAAGTAAATAAGTCGTTTACATTCATAGGTGGAGATACACTCTTATCTGCTAGTATTCAAAGATATATAGGCACAAATAATGGAGAAGACCTAATATATAATTCAATAAAACAATTGTATTACTCAAATTACATTTCAGGAAGTGATGGAAATATTTCTAACTCAGCAACTGCTAGTATAGGATCAGATGGTTTATATTATGGAGAAGTTTATTCTACTTTATATCAAAACTATTTAGCAACCGATTTAAATCCACAACGTTATTTCCCAACTAGTTCAGGTAATATTATTGGCGTGATGTCTATCCCTAAAGAATTATTTGGAGATTATATCCAACCTAATTCATTACATATTGTTACTCCAAGTGGAAGTTATAAAGATGATGGAGAAGGACGGTTATATAATTCATCAATTCTTTTATCATCTATTTATGGAACAGGAATTTATGGAGGAAGTATATATGGTAATACAATATATTGCGGAAACGTAATATATGAACATGGAATTGTAGTTCTTATTAAAGGAGGAATCCCCTCAATAAACAATTTTATTTCTTCAACAGACATTCAAGTTTCATTCTCTAGTTCATATACTTTATATGAAACACAATATAAATGCACTATATCAGAAAACGAATTCAATTATACTAATAATCCGTCTGTTATAACAGGAAGTGATGGTAGACTATATAATCATTTTACTGGGTCATATTTTGCACCATATGTCACAACTATAGGTTTATATAATAATAATGAAGAATTACTTGCAATAGGAAAACTAGCACAACCATTACCAACATCAAGAACTTCTGATATGAATATTATATTATCAATTGATCGTTTATAATCATATTTATAATAAAACAATATTATGGCAAAATTACTCAACCAGTATAATACAGATATCGAAACTGGAGATATCATTCAATCGTCTCATATCACACAGTTTGCAGATGCTTTAACTGGAAAAGAAGAATATAATATAAGTATATTTGGTTCTTTAAAATTAACAGGTTCATTTGATGTAAAGCGTTCAATAAGTATTTATCCTATTGATATATTTGATGACAATGCAGATGCCTCTTCATTACCGTTAGGTAAAGTATATATGGCGTCTGGGGATGGAGCTAATCCAAAAGGAACATTAATGATAAAATATTAAAAAATAATATTTAGTAATATACAAAATGATTAATTTTATAAAATATTTAATATATAAAATATATTACATTTTATATTTAAAAAATTCATATGGTTATGGTAAATATTCTAAATCTATATATACAAAACTTTTAAAAAATATAAAAAAATGAATGACACATTTGATTTAAAAGCCTATCTAGGTAGTAAACGCCTATTAACTGAAAATTACGAACCTGTTTCTGAAGAAGAATCAATAAATGATAATTACTATAAAGAATTAGACCCAAAAGCGGCTATTGATAAAGCAACCATTGATTTCCAACACGCTAATAAAACTGGTAATGATGGGTTAGCTAATAAAATTGCTGGAAATTTAAAAATCTATCTAGATTATAAACAATATGATTGGAAAAAAGATCCAAAAGCATTAGAAATATTGGATGGATTTTTAGATGAAAATATTAATGGAAATCAATCCTCAAACATAATCCGTCAATTAAAACCTGGACAAGAATATACATGGTTTATGGGTGCTTCTCCTATGAAATGTACTTATATAGGGAAAGATGAAAAAGAACCTACATATACATTTAAGTTAGGTAATTCGATTCATAAATTATCTATTAAAGATGTAAAAGACTTCATTGAACCATTAAGTACATATGAAGAATATGCCGCTGAAAGTAATATTGATGAAGCTAATAAATTTACTTTAGGTAAACATGGTATTAAGAAGCGCCTTAAAACCGCAGTCAGACAAGCTTTAACTGAAAAGAAGAAAATCAAAAAAGATTTAGATCCTGAAGATATCGATATCGAAAGTGCATTTACAAAAGAACCTGAAGTAGAAGAAAATCCTGAACCACAACCAGACGAACAAGCAGCAGCTCCAGTAGATGTTAATCCAATCGATACTTCAAATACTGAACAAAAACCAGGATTCTCTAAAGAAGAACAAGAAATTCAGAATTCTCTAAAGGTAGCTTATGATCACGCTACATCAATTGGTGATCAAAAATTAGCGACTCAAATAGGAAATTCACTGAAATATTTTGTAAAAATGCATGTTGTATCACAGGATCTTAGCTAGGAAATGTTAGATAAAAAGACAGTTGATTTAAAGGATAAAATATTTAAAGCGATGATGACTAATAAAAGAGAATTAGTCAGACGCTATGGAAAAGACGCTGAAAAAGTAGCAATGGGAAAGAGTATTTCACAGGCTAAAAAGCAAATCGAAGCGAACGCTGATGATAATATAGATGAAAGTTTTTCCATTAAATTAAAAGAAGCTGTTAAACAATGTTTATCCGAAAAAATTGATAAAAATGGAGATGAATGGGAAGACCCAGAAGAATATAATAAAGATTTAACTGATTATGAACCTTCCCAAAAAGAAATAGACGATTTCAAACGCGATGAACAAGGTTTACCTCCTAAACAACAATATCAACCACAAGTAAAACCCGAATATACTGGATGGGCTTATCTTGAAGTAAGTGCTGGATTAGGTAAATGGAGTACTGTAAAATATGGTCCAAATAAAATTATATATGGGCAATACACTAAATTAATTAAAGAAGATCCCAATAATAGTAATCGTTATAGAGTAGTCCCAGAACGTAAAAGATAAATAAGATGAAATTATCAGAATTTAGAGCCAAAATACAAAAACTCGCTAAAGAAGTTTATAAAGAAAAATCTAAATCAGATGATTCAGCTTTAGCATACGATGAATTAACTAAATTTCCTGAACTCAAAAAAGTAATTGTTGATTTATTAACATCAGATTTCGCAAAATTCCTCGAATCTATTGATTGGGTCGCTCCTAGACCTTCAACATTTCGTGTAAATCTCTTGAATTCTCAAAATTTCCTTATTATATTCACTGAAAGAAGCTGGATAGCTCAGGTAGAAGGGAAGAAGTATTATTTATTGAATTTAGATGAAGAAGAAAGAGCAGCCGAATCTATATCACGAATATTACAATATGGGGCAGTCGTAAAAAAAGATGAGTTCGGAGAAGATATAATAGATGAACCAAAAAAGAAATCTAAAAAATCTTCAAAATCATCATCCTCTAAATCTGAAACATCACCTCCTGCTGAAGAAGCACCAAACCCAGAAGACGAATTTAAATAAAACTATGGAAATCAGAAAATTAATTCGTCAACTTATAAAAGAAGAATTAAGCACTCTCCCTTTAATCAACTCGAAGAAGAAATATGAATTCTCGTATGAAGAGATAAATCTTATTAATAGAGATTTGGAGAAGCTAAATTCTTTCTTATATTCACAAACAAACAACTCACCAGACTTGGCTGACAAGAAGATGAGACTTAAACGAATTATCAAAATAATTGATAAGAAACTTTTGTAGTATAAACAAAACAAATATTAAATGGAAGTTAAAACAATATTATCGGAGATTACCGAGCGTATTATTACTGAACAACAATTATTGGACATTTATAGTATATCTTTGAACGACTGGGAGGTAGAGAAGAAGGTTATTAATACGTGGGAGGTTGGTAGCAAAACAGCGTCTGGTGAAATAGCAACTACGCCATTATTTCAGGTGAAAGTTTGGTTGAAGAGTAAAAAAGAAGTAAAAGAGTTAGAAGATATTAGAAAGGACTTCATAGAAGATATAAAGAAATTATCACCAAAAGTAGAGTTAAAGAAATATGAACCTGCTATTGATAAACCAGCACATATGCTTCAAATCAATATTTTTGATTTACATTTTGGTAAGTTGAGTTGGGCTCCAGAGTGCGGTGCAGACTTCAATATAGGAATAGCAGCTGAATTGTTTAATAGTGCAATAGATACATTTATAGAAGATACTAAAGATTTTCATATTGATAAAATATTATTACCTTTAGGTAATGACTTTTTCAACAGCGGAGTCGCATACCCGTACAATAGTACAACTAAAGGGACGGCACAAACCGAGTCTAATGTTTGGAAAGAAACATTTACAAAAGGTCGTCAATTGCTTGTAGAAAATATTAAAAAATTATCTAAAATAGCGCCTGTCGATGTTTTAATAATCTTAAGCAACCATGATATGGAGCGTGTATATTACTTGGGAGATAGTTTAGAAGCATATTTTCATAATGACAGTAATGTGAATGTAAATAATGGACCTACAACTAGAAAATACTATAAATATCATAATATATTGTTGGGATTTGTCCATGGTGACAAAGAGAGTATTAATAATCTTCCACTTATAATGTGTCAGGAACAAGCGGTAAATTGGGGATTGACCAAATATCGTGAATTCCATTTGGGTCACATTCATCACAGTAAATCAACTGTTTATAATCCTATTCGTGAATTACAAGGTGTAATGATTAGACATATGCCGTCCCTTAGTGCAAGCGATGCATGGCACGTTGAGTCGGGTTACGTGGGGTCAAAAAGATCTGCTGAAGCCTATTTGTGGAGCCAAGACAAAGGTTTAAAATCAATTCTCTACTACACTTTGTAACGATCTCTGCGATTTTCTAGGATTTCATCATATGTATAATCGTATGATATTAGGCCTATCATTAAAAATATTTTAAGAGGATTTTAGAATTGCATTAGAGGCCTAATCTATGTTTTTCTTTAATCCTCCTCCTTTTAATATGAACGAAAATAAAAAATGTACCAGATGTAGTGAAGTTAAATCTTTAGAAGAATTTAGTAATAGGAAATATAATAGAGATGGGAAATCTGTTTATTGTAAAGAATGTGTTAAAAAAGAAAGAGAAGAACAAAAACAATATAAAATAATATATAATTATGTAATTCCTAAAGATACAAAAATATGCAATAAATGTGGTGAAACTAAATCTTTAGATGAATTCCATAATCTTAAAAGAAGTAAAGATGGTAAACAAGGTTATTGTAAAGAATGTAGTAAAATATATATTGAAAATAATAAAGAACATTTAAAAGAATATAGTAAAAAATATTCTATAGATAATAAAGAACATTACCAAGAATATCAAAAACAATATAATAAAGAACACAAAGAAGAAAGATTAGAATATCAAAAAGAATATGATAAAACTGAAGGAAGAAAAGTATATCATCAAAAACATTTCCAAAAACATAAAAGAGCAAGAGTAACCCATCAAAACGAATATAATAAGGAAAAACGAAAAACAGATCCATTATATAAATTATATGATTGTATTCAAACTAGAATATATGGTTCTTTAAAGAAAAAGGGTATAGTAAAATCCAAACGAACCGAAGAAATGTTAGGTTGTACTATTGAAGAATTTAAATTATACATAGAAAGTAAATTTGAGAGCTGGATGAGTTGGGATAAATATGGTCTATACAATGGTGAATTTAATTATGGTTTCGACCTTGACCACATTATACCCGTCTCAAGCGCACAAACAGAAGCAGACCTCCTCACCCTAAACCACTACTCAAATTTCCAACCGCTTTGTAGTAAAATAAACCGCGACATCAAAAAAGCAAGACTCGATTATGAATCCTGAACAATACATTACCCAACCTATACTTAATATTTGTAACCAGTCCAACCAAATCGTTATTATAGGCCCCCCTGTGAGTGGCAAATCTTCTATAGCAGCCTTCCTCGCCAACAACCTCCCACACGCCTTAGTATCAACAGATCACTATCTCGTATCAAGAAACCAAGAAGAAGCCTTAACAAAAATACTAGAAGATGTATCTAAATATAATAAACAACTAATAATAGAAGGCACTCTTGGGTTTGTGTTACTGAGAAAGGGGCTTCAATCAAACTCATACATCCCTGACTTAATCATTAAATTAAAATGTGATGAAAAGAGTATAACACATTTATATAACAAATTCAGAGATCCTAAAAAATTAAATTATGTGAATGGTTATATCCAGGGAGTGAACAAGGTGTGGAACGAATATATAGAACTCCATAAACAATACCATGCCAAAACAAAATGTATTGAAATTAATACATCCCTTACATATTTATAATAAAACATAATATTATGTCTATAAGTTTACTTCGAATATTGCAAGAAATTGGTTTTGAAAAGATCTATCGCGTACGTGGTCTACTAGTCACTAACCCGCACGAACGTGGTCTAGGAAATATACTTTCCGATATACGTTCCTTACTCGGAGTTACTACTGTACGAGTAGAAGAACTTCCTAACCAAAACGATAAAGAAGACGGATATAAAAGTATTCTAAATCTTAAAATTGATCCATACCCTTTTATCAAATCTGATCAATTCTCTAATGCTCAATCTGAAGAAACAGTAGCATTCGTACGAGATCAAATACAAAAAATAGAAGGAGTTAAATCGATGCGTTTTTCATCTAAAATAGATATATTAAATAATTAAAATATGAATAAATGCCTTGACTGTTCAAAAAAATCAAATACTCCCTTAATAACTGAAAGTAGAGTATTATCTGTAATTTCTGAAAATATGAAATATCATATTGATAAGAAGATTACTTTATATAATTCTCCTTTAAAAGAAGATGTACAAAAATATATTTCTTTAGTTAAGGAAGCTCGCAAACTATATTCACGCAACTTACTTACGTTAAATGAGGTAGATTCTTCTATCGTTAATTCTAATTTAGGTGATCAAGGTAATTATAATGGTGAAAAAGTTAATTTAGATTTACCTACCAAAGGTGAAAATCCTATTGATACACTTACTTTGGATATTCCATTATTTATTCGTATGCTTGAGTATGCTAAAGAAGATGCTAAATCCGATATAGAATTACACGATGCTACTGAAAAAGCAATCGCTCTATCTCAAACAGGCGATGTTTTAAATATGGATAATTATGATGATATAGTAGGTAAAAAAGTAGCTGAATCATATGAAATGTATCATAGAAATCCTTCTACTAAACAAGTTGCTAAACATAAATTTGACATATATGAACAAGAGTTCAATGTAGATAGAGTAAGAAAAGCTATAGAAGAAATACTAACTATAAAAGAAGATTCACCTATCACAAGTAAACCTTCCCTTATTAAATTCCTATATAACTATACTACTGATCGTTTCTATGAAACAATAGTTGAATATGAAGACAAAGAAGATGACACACTGAATTGGTATCAAACGAATGAACTATTACAAGAATTAGAAATAACAATAGATATTCCTGATCATTATAATGAAGAAGAGCTAGACAAGATACTAGAGGAACTAGAATATCAGAACATAAAAGCTGTCTATGACCAATCAATGAGTGCTCCATCCGACGACGAATTATAAAATAAACATAAAATATAAATAAAATGAATGACAATTTGATTTAAAAGCATATCTTGGTAGTAAACGATTATTGACTGAAAACTACGAAGTAGAAGAAAACGCTGGTCTAGGTGTAAACGATCTCATTTCATATGATTATCTTATTGAATTAGCTCGCAAAGCTGGCGATGCAGTAATTGACGCTAGAGATGCACTTATTGAATTAGCTATCAAATAGAGGTGGTAAGAAAGGTGTTTCTGTAAAAGCTGTAGAAGAAGTACTTGCAGAATATGATATGACTCTAGAAGATTTAGAAGAAGATAGTCCATATCCTGAAGATAGAGAATTCGATTCAGGAAGTGAACCCATCTCATTTGATGATGAACCTGAATCACTAGATGAAGAAGAAGGAACATACCCATGGTCTAAAAAAGAAGATATAGCTGAATTAGGTCCTATTAAACCAGTAGATGATGAATATGATGGATTAGATCCGGAAGATTATGATTTAATGGATGATGGAAGTATGGTTGACCCTGAAACTGGTAAAACAGTATGGACTCCTACTGAAGGAAGAATTAATGAAGAAGCCAATCCAGACCTAGAAGAAGAACTCATGTCTCAATTAGATTAACATTCAGACTGATTTATAGCCAGTCGTTTTCAAAAATAAAATTAATTGATAGTTGTAGCATCTCTTTTTGGAGATGCTCTTCTGTTTTTATATATTAAATAAATGCGATTTAAACGAGGAAAATACATAGTCGCCACGTTTGGTGGATGATAATAGATAATCGCAAATATCGCGTTAAATACAGTAATATAATATGCAAATCAACGGAACTAAAACAGAAAGAATTTGGGTAGATATATCTATAGAAGATATATTTGGATTATTAAATGGTTATTTAAAATTTGGAAGTGGTGTGTGGGTTGCTAAATCTGAAAATAATCCTGATAAGTTAGCTTTATGGTCTGATCATGGTGGTTCTCATTATAGTGAAGGTCAAGACAGAGAATTAACTGAATCTGAACAGGAATATTATGAAGCATTACAAGTTATTAAAAAATATTTAAAAGATAAATGAAAAGTTTTAACAGGAGTTTGTTTTGACTTTAAAGTCATATATGTATAATAAACAATCAAATATTATTTATTATGACTTACATTTATATTTTAGAAAGAAACGAAATCCCATTTTATGTTGGTAAAGCAAAAGATTTTATTAGGAGAAAAGGCAAACATAAAGAATTATATGGTAAAGATATAATTATGACTATAATTGATAGTTGTGGGGATGAATATGAATGTTGGAAACCATTAGAAAAATTTTGGATATCATATATTAAATTTTTAGGATTTGAATTAACTAATAAAAATAATGGTGGAGGAGGTCCTTCAAAATATACTGAAGAATCTAAAATAAAAATGAGAAAACCACGAAAAGAAGGAACTGGTGCTAAAATATCTAAAACTTTATTAAAAAACAATCATTCAAAATATTACACAGATGATGTAAAGCAAAAAATGAGTAATGGAATGACCGGTTTAAAAAGGGGACCTATTTCTGAAGAAACAAGAATAAAAATTAAAGAAGGATTAAAAGATCATTCAAAACATTATACTCCTGAAATTTGTCAAAAAATGAGAATAGCATTAAAAGGAAGTCATGGTGGACCACTTTCTGAAGAACATATAATTAAGATGAAAGAAGGTAGACGAAAAAAATCAAAAAGAGTATTTCAATATGATTTGAATGGAAAATTTATTAAAGAGTGGAGTGGGAAAGGAGAAATATCAGATTGGGTTAAAGAAAATGAAGAAAGAGCTAGAACCCAAAATGTAATATCTCAAATAAATGATTGTTGTATAGGTAAAATAATAAGTTGTTGGGGCTATATATGGAGATTTAAAGATGAATTTATTCCTGTAATTCCTAAATATTATCCTATTGAACAATATTTAGATGATAAATTTATAAATGAATTTTATAATGAAATAGAAGCTGAAAATTATATTATAGAAAATAAATTAAGTAATAATAAAGATAAACCAAGAGATTTATTAAAATTGAGTATAAAAAAAGATCGAAAATTTTGTGGGTTTAAATGGAAATATAAAAAATAAATAAATATGAAAAAAATAATTTATGTAGGTGCAGGTGTGTCAACACAATATGGAGTTTTACATTTATTAAAAAATGGTTATAATCCAAAAGATATTATAATTATTGATAAAGGAAATTCGATATACACTCGTAAATCTGATGAAGTTATGTGTGGTAGTGGAGGATGCGGAACCTTTTCAGATTTTAAGGTTCTGCAGTCGTGGACTCAAGGTGGTATATTTACTCCAGAATATGTTGAACAAGAAGTCGCTGATCAATTAGGTGAACAAGTCATCAAATATATTAAAGAATTTCATCCAGACGAGTCTAAAATAATGTATACTTCTCCAGAAGCAGAACCACAATGGTTAAAAGATTCTCCATTCGAACTCAAACAAGCTCCTGTGCTTCATCTTGGAACTGATTTTGGACGTAAGCAAGTGCAAAATATATTTGAGTATTTTGATAATATGGGTGTAACTCAATATTATAATACAGAAGCTATCGATATTGATTTTGAAAATAAGTTTATTTGGATTAGATATAAAGATCAAAATAGGATTCAACCTTTAGATTACGATAAAGTAATTTTGGCAGGAGGCAAATCAGGTGTAGATTTTTTAGATAAACTTATTCATAAATATAATTTAAAAACAACTCCACGTGCTACACAAATTGGATTGAGATATGAAACAGATGCAAGATACTTTAAAGATTTATTATCATTTGCTTATGATTTTAAGTTATATAAAAGATGGGGAAATGTAAGTGGTAGATCTTTTTGCTGCAACTCAGGAGCAGCATTTGTAGCACCCGAAATAACATATAATCAAATTACTTTCAATGGACATTCCTTAAAGAATCCGGATAAATTAAATGATAAAGTGAATTTTGGAATTATGTTAGAAATTAAAAATGAGATAGAAGATCCATACATATTCTGTCAACAACTCGTTTCATTTTTTAATAAAGATGGTAAAGGTGCTTCATATTCTCCTACTAATAGACAATCATCCAAAACGGACGAAGGTAAAGATATGCCTTGTTATCCAACTACATTAGAAAATTTGAAGAAGGGTTACGGGAAATATGCTAATCATATAATGGAATTTATAGAAGATTTAAACAAGACGTTTGGAATAGAAGATAATTACATAACATACTTACCAGAAGTCAAATATTCATCCAATACTTTGATATTTAACCATTCAGATTTCTCACTTATAGATCATCCAGATGTCCATATACAAGGTGATCAGGCGACCAGCCGCGGAATTTGGCTGGCCAGTATAATAGGTTTATATGTTGCTAATAGCTTACTCAACTAACTTGTCTTATCAATAAATTATAATTATATTTACAAAATTAAAATAACAATATTATGGAAGAATATGCTAAAGAACAGATTTTAAAGAAAGAAGATGGCACAGAAGCCCACGTACTAGACAAACGACTACATTGTTGGGACGGAGCTGCACTTCGTTTCCCTAAAGCTCTAAAACAGAAAGACGAATATTACATTTATGGTATTCATTATACAAAAGAACAATGGGAAGAAATGAGAAAGAATAGAGAAGGCTTACCCTTTTTCAAACAATCAGGAACCAAAATGAGAAATTAAGTCTCATAACAGTGCTTACTTTGTAACAGTTTTTGTAACTTTTATTAATCTTATAATATGTATAATCGATGGGAAGAATTAAACAACATTTAACTAAGGAAGCCAAATTGGCTGCTAAAAATAAAGCTTCTCACAAATATTATTGGAATAATAAACAAAAATGTGATGAAGAAGCAAAAGAACGCTATTATAGGAATTTACAAAATAACCAGTCCTAGTGGTAAAATTTATATAGGACAATCCGTTAATATAGATGAAAGGAAGAAAGTTTATAAACGTATTAACTCATTAGTTGGACAGCCTAAAATATATCGTTCAATAAATAAGTATGGTTTCGAAAATCATACTCATGAGATAATTGAAATATGTTCTATAGAACAACTGGACGAACGCGAAACTTTTTGGAAAAAATATTATTTAGAACAAGTCAATAACGATTGGCAACAAGTATTATTTTGTGAATTATACGATAATGGTGGAGGTCCTAAATCTGAAAAGACAAAACTTAAAATGAGAAAACCTAGATCGGAAGAAGCCAAAAAGAATATGAAATATCCTAAATCGGATAAATTCAAAGAAATAGTAAGGTTAGCTCATATAGGTAAACCTAAATTAGCTGCTCGAGGCATACTTAGATCAGATGAATCAAAATTAAAGATGAGTTTATCTCGAATGGGTCAATCAATATCTGAAGAAACCAAAATAAAAATGAGTTTAGCTAAGAAAGGGAAACCTAATTTGAATAAAGGAATACCCAAATCCGAAGAATTTAAGAAACACATGAGAAAACCATGTGTGATTAAAGGAGTAGAATATATTTCTAGATGGGAAGCTGCAGAAATATTAGGAGTGACAGCAAATGATGTTAATCATTGGATACTTAATCCAAAACCTAAATATGATGATTGTTATTGGTTACACAAATAGGATGAAATTAAAAATAACTAAATATGGACAAACAACGTTTACAGGAGTTAGCAGGCATAACTCCAACCTCACAAAAATTAGCATCGCTTATCTCTTCCTCAATTGCATCTATTGATCCTAATATGTCATATAAAGATTTAGCAGGAGCAGTCGCTATCGTATTGAAAAATGAATATGGAACTCATAATTATGAAAAATTTATAGGAACATTGAAATCTAATTTAGAAGAATGATGGAAATTTGTTGATTTTCCATAGCTCTTATATATGTATAATATATAAGACAACTGTAAATCAATAAATAATGCCTGCAAAATCATCCCAAGAAGAATTTATTAAAAAAGCTAATCTGAAACATAATTTTTATTATGATTATTCATTGGTAGAATATATTGATGCTAAAATTAAAGTAAAAATAATATGTCCAAAACATGGTGTATTCGAACAACAACCTAATAATCATTTATTTGGTCAAGGATGTGTTTGGTGTATGGGTGATAGAGTAAAAAAAGCTAGAACATCCAATACATTTGATTTTATTAATAAATCTAAAAAAATCCATGGGAATAAATATGATTATTCTTTAGTTAATTATAAAGGAGGGAAATATAAAGTTATAATAATTTGTCCAAAACATGGTGAATTTCTTCAAACTCCTTTTGCTCATTCAAGTCCATCAATGACACAAGGGTGTCCATTTTGTAAAATATCAAAAGGAGAAGATGAAATAGAAAAATATTTATTGAAAAATAATATATTATATAAAAGAGAGCTTAGATATAAAAATTGTATAAACCCAAAAACAAATAAAACTTTACCTTTTGATTTTTATATTCCTGATTTAAATTTAATAATAGAATATCATGGTGAACAACATTATAAAAAAATGGGGGGTTATTTTGAGGAAAGAGATGGAGGATTAGAAGGAAGACAATATAGGGATAATATTAAAAAACAATATTGTTTAAATAATAAAATAAATTTTTTAGAAATATCATATACAAATTTTAATAAAATAAATTTAATATTAGATGAATACTTTACAAAATAAAATATGTCGTATAGGATTTACTAGTACACAATCGTGTGGTAAAAGCACATTGGTCAAAGCACTAGCAGAGCTTCCTGAATTTACTAATTTCCATATTTCAACAGAGCGATCAAAATACTTAAGAGATCTCGGTATCAAATTGAATGGATCGTCAGATGTATACGGTCAGGTTATATTTTTGAGTGAACGCTTAAATGAACTTCAAAACGACTTGCTGATAAGCGATAGGTCAATTTTGGATGTTATGTCATTTACCTCACTATCGACAGAAATTTCTGAACAAGACAAGAATCGTTTTGAAGTGTTTGCTGCTCCATTTATCAAACAATACGATTATATATTTTATATCTCTCCTGATGGAATGGATTTAGAAGATAATTCAGTTCGTGATACAGATCCTGAATTTAGAGCGGCCGTAGATAATAAAATTAAACATTATCTTGATTATTATGGTTTCAATATCAAAAATTTCAAGCAGATTTCTGGAACAGTAGAAGAAAGAATTGCAGAAGTATTGCAAACTGTAAAATTTTGACATATTTATAATAAATAACTAATCAAAAATATTATAATTATCAAATGAAGAAATCTGAATTGCGTTCTCTAATTAGAGAAGAAATAACAAGTACACTTAAAGGAGAACAGCCATTAGATGAAATGGCAAAGATTCAAGGCGAACTCAAAGCAGCTATTGAAGCTGTTATAGAAGACAATCCTGAACTTGATGGTAAAGAATTGAAACGAGCTATTAGAAAAGATCCAGACGTTCTAGATGCACTCGATTTAGATAATGCTGATGAGCTTTATGATAATCAGTTAAATAAATTTATCGCGTTAATTAGAGGTGAACGTACTCTTAATCAACGTGGTAGAAAAGAAGGTGGTTCTAATAAGAAACCTGAAGCAGAAGCTCCTGAACGCGAAATGACTATGGAAGGTGAAGAAGAAATTGACGAAATGGCTAAAATATCAGGTGACCTAGAATCAGCTATTAAAGCAGTTATTGCTGCAAATCCTGAAATAGAAGGTTTACCATTGAAAAAACAAATCAAAGCTAACCCAGACGTAATCAAAGCGTTAGATGGTGATGATTTATATGATAATCAATTAAATAAATTTATCGCTAATATTAAAGCTGGTAAAGATAAAGGACAACAAGGTCGTAAACCATCCGAAGCTAAACCAGCTGCTCCTGGTGCTCCTAAATCATCTATTACTCCAGCCAAACCAAAAGAAAAAGCATATTCGATTGCTCCTTCTCAAACAGCATATACTGTTGATAAAACAAAACCGACAGACGATAATGATAAGTTAAAAGGTGTTGCTGAACCAACTGATTATGAATTGAAGCAAATGGCTCGTTCTAGAAATGTAGAGGATGAACGCGATGAAACACTTAAACAACAAGAAAAACGTAAATTGATTAAAGCATTCTTGGCTAAAATGCAAAAACAAGGTGTTGTTGATAGCGCTAATCGAGTTTTAAATCGCCAAGAATATGATTCACAGTGGGAAAAATATCAACCTCTTATTAAAGCTAAATTAGCGACTATACAATAATGAAGAAATCTGAATTCAAATCATTCCTTAGAGAAGAGATTAAACGTAAACTATCAGAAACTACAATTGTAGATAAAACAACTGATGTAAATAAAGTTGATGATATTGCTCGTTCGGAAAAAGAAAGATCCTAACACAATTAAAGCGGCTATTACTCAAGCAAAAACGTCCGGACAACCTGTCACAATAGCATAACATTTTTTCATACCTTTCTTTTTTTTATTTTTACCCTCCAGCCTTTGTGAAAAGTTTGGAGGGTTTTTTGTCTTATTTTGACTTCTTTTGTGACTTTCCCTAATTTCGTCATATGTATAATAAACACATAGTTTATGGGGAGAATAACTAAATACAAAACAATAGAAGAGAAGAAACATGCTCAGCTATTGGCTTCCAAAAAATATTATTGGAATAATAAAGAACAAGAAGATGGCAAAGCAAAGGCTAGGTACCATAGGAATTTACAAAACAGTAAATCCTAAAGGAAAAATTTATGTGGGTCAATCTATAAATATAGAACGTAGAGAAGAAGAGTATAGAGGATCAAGATGTAAAGGACAAAAAAAATTGTATTATTCTATTATAAAATATGGTTGGGACAATCATACTCATGAAATAATAGAAGAATGTTCTATAGACCAATTAGACGAACGCGAAATATATTGGGGAATGTTTTATGAAGTATTAGGTAAGAATGGATTAAATTGCATGTTGGGGAGTGGTAAAGGATATGTGAGTGATGATACCTTAGAAAATATAAGAAAATCCATGAAAAATAGAGTGTATTTTCATTCTCCTGAAACTCTAATTAAGATGAGGAAGCCTAAACCTGAAGGATTTGGTGAAAAAGTAAGTAAAGCTAATCTGGGGAGACATGCTGGTATGAAAGGAAAATCTCAAAAATTTAAAGGAAGAATATCTCCAAATAAAGGGAATTCATATAGTCATTCTCAAGAATCAAATGAAAAGAAATATAAACCTATTTTACAATTTGATTTACAATATAATTTTATTAAAGAATGGCCCAGTATAAAACAAGCTAAAGAAGATTTAAGTATAGTAAATATATCAGTAGCATTAACGGGAGATAATAAAACAGCTGGTGGATTTATTTGGAAATATAAAAATGAACAAAAATGAGTGAATCAGAAAATATAAAAGTAAATAGTCAAGATATTAAACAAATAATGCGTTCTGAATATATGAAGTCAGCTTCTGACCCTATATATTTTTTACGTAAATATTGTTTTATATCGCACCCTCAGCGGGGACGTATTTTATTCAATTTATATCCATATCAAGAAAAAGTTCTTAGATTATGGCAATCTAATCCATTTAGTATAATAATAAAATCTCGTCAGTTAGGTATATCTACATTGGCTTCTGGTTATGCATTTTGGTTAATTTTGTTTCATCCTGATAAAAATATTCTTTGTATTGCTACTAAGCAAGAAACAGCCAAAAATATGGTTACGAAGGTGAAATTTATGTATGATAATATCCCTTCATGGCTTAGAGTAGATAAAGAAGAAAATAATAGATTAACATTACGTTTAAAAAACGGTTCTCAAATAAAGGCCACTTCAGCTGCCTCAGATGCTGGTCGTTCAGAAGCAGTTTCTTTATTATTAGTCGATGAAGCAGGATTTATTGATAATATGGATGAGTTGTGGACCTCAGTTTTACCTACATTATCAACAGGGGGTGGATGTATTGCCCTTTCAACACCTAACGGAACAGGAGGATGGTTTCATAAAACATATACAAAAGCCGAATCTTCTGAAAATGAATTTCTTCCTATTAAATTACCATGGTTTGTTCATCCGGAACGAGATCAAAAATGGAGAGATTTACAGGATGAATTGTTAGGAGATCCAAGAGCATCGGCACAAGAATGTGATGCTGATTTTGCAACATCTGGTGATACTGTATTTTATGGTGAGTTTTTAGATTTTTATGAAAAAACATATATGAAAGAACCTCTTGAAAAAAGAGGTATCGATCATAATTTATGGGTGTGGGAACCCGCCGACTATTCAAGAACATATTTAATTTCAGTTGATTGCGCTAGAGGAGACGGAAAAGATTCCTCAACGGCACAAGTAATAGATGTTGAATCGAATACTCAAGTAGCAGAATATAAAGGTCAATTAGGTACAAAAGAATTTGGTAATTTGTTGGTGGCACTTGCTACTGAATACAATGAAGCTCTACTCGTAGTAGAAAATGCTAGTATTGGATGGGCTGTAATTCAACAAATAATTGATAGAAATTATCCTAACCTATATTACTCGCCCAAAAACGAGAATAACGGAAATATCGATGTATATTATGATAAATATATGGATACTTCTAAAATGACGGCTGGTTTTTCTAATACTACTCGTACGAGACCTATGCTTATAGGTAAATTCCAGGAATATATTAGTACCAAATCTGTAATTATTCAATCAAGAAGATTGATAGAAGAGATGAAAGTATTTATATGGAAAAATGGACGTCCAGAAGCTCAACAAGGATATAATGATGATTTAGTAATAGCGTTTGCTATCGGAATGTATATCAGAGATATAGCTTTGATAGGAGGACAGAAGGGTGTTGATATGACTAAATCTATGTTAAATAATATGCATGTTAATCGTACCAGATATAATGGAAATCAGTTTTCTCAAGGAAACGATAATCCATACAATATAAATACACCATACGGAACAGAAAATATAAGTTGGCTACTTTAATATATTTATAATAAACAAGCTTGGCTATGTAAGCCTATGTTTGTATATTCTTTAAATAACAAATTTTTACACAAAATAAAATGGCTGAAAAAGACGTTTTTTCAAGATTAAAAAGATTATTCTCTTCAAATATTATGGTACGTAATATTGGGGGTGATCAGATTAAGGTTATAGATATAAATACAATCCAAACAGGTGGAGAAGTTAAAACTAACTCTATACAAGATAGATTTAATAGAGTTTATACTACCAACCCATCATCTCTATATGGATCACAATTCAATCAGAATTATAAATTTTTAAGACCACAACTATATTCTGAATATGATTCGATGGATATGGATGCCATTATAGCATCCTCCCTAGATATTATGGCAGATGAATCTACTTTGAAAAGCGATATGGGAGAAATACTTCAAATACGTAGTTCAAATGATGATGTTCAACAGCTTTTATATAATTTGTTTTATGATGTTTTAAATATAGACTTTAATTTATGGTCATGGATTCGCCAAATGTGTAAGTATGGTGATTTTTTCCTTAAATTAGAAATAGCAGAAAAATATGGTGTATATAATGTAATTCCATATACTGCATATCATATGGAGCGTCAAGAAGCTTATGATTCTAAAGATCCATCGGCTGTTCGTTTTAAATATTATCCTGATGGAGTAATGGCTTCAAGTACTGGGATGTATGCTTCTCCAAACACTAATGTAACGGATGTTAATGGAATATATTTCGATAATTATGAAATGGCTCATTTCCGTTTATTATCAGATGTAAATTACTTACCTTACGGCCGCGCAATAATTGAACCAGCACGCAAGTTATTTAAGCAATATACTATGCTTGAAGATGCAATGTTGATTCATCGTATATCAAGAGCCCCAGAAAAACGTATATTTTATATTAATGTAGGAGCTATTCCTCCAAATGAAGTAGATGCATTTATGCAGAAGACTATTTCAAATATGAAACGTACTCCATACATTAATAAAGAAACGGGTGATTATAATTTGAAATTTAACATGCAAAACATGCTAGAAGATTTTTATATTCCTATTCGTGGAAATGATATTGCTACTAAAATAGAAACAGCCAAAGGTTTAGAATATACTGGAATAGAAGATGTAACTTATTTAAGAGATAAATTATTTGCTGCATTAAAAGTCCCACGCGCATTTATGGGGTACACTGCTGACTTAAATGGAAAATGTATAGATCCATTAACAAAGATTCCTTTACTTGATGGAAGAATATTAACTGTTCAAGAAATTATTGATGAATATAATAATGGAATAAAAAATTATGTATATTCTTTAAATACTGAAACAAATAATATAGTTCCGGGGGAAATAGAATGGGCTGGTTTTACTAGAATGAATACACAAACTATTAAAGTTTGGTTAGATAATGGAGAATTTATTAGATGTACACCTGATCATAAATTTTTAACAAGAGATGGAGAATGGAAAGAAGCACAAGATTTGCAAGAAAATGAATCACTTATGCCTCTTTATCTTAGAAAATCCACAGAAAAGAAAATAAATGGATACGTTGAAGTATATAATCCTAGTGATGGGAAATATAAATTTGTACATAGATTAGTAGCTGAACATTATGGTTTGAAAGAAGATATAAAAGATGTAGTTATTCATCATGATAATTGTAATAAATTGAATAACAATCCAGAGAATTTAAATTGTTCTATGAATTTCTGGGAACATAGACAATGGCATATAGATCATACTAATTTATGTCATACTAATGAAGCAAATGCCAAACGAAAAGCAACTTTGATAAGATTGATGGAAGAGGATGGTGATTATGCCAAAATGAGAAGAAGAGTATGCAAAGAAAATTCTGTTGCCTTAGTTGAGTGGATTAAAGAAAACGGAGCATCTAGAAAAGGATTTGTTAAAAATCCTATAAGAATTTGTAAAGGATGTGGGATGGAATTTGACGTAACTAATATAGAACCTTCTAAAAGAAATAATATTTATTGTTCTGATAAATGCCGTTCCGAAAATTGGGTTTCTCCTTTCAAAAATATATCCATTGAAAATTTAATAGAGGCAGCTAGTGATAGTAAAAATTTTAAAGAATTAATGGGTAAATTAAATATAGGATGTCATGCTGTGTTGAGGAAATTATTAAAACATTATAAATTTGAAACTCCAAATTTTATATTAGAATATATGCCTGCTGCTCATTCCAATATATATTTTATGAATCAATTTCCAGAAACTAATCAATTTTATATAGATAATTTCCACCCAGAACACAATCAGTGGAAGGAGAAATATTCATATAAAAATCATAAAGTATCTAGAATAGAATGGTGTGATGATCTTATTGATACATGTGATATTACAGTAAAAGAATTTCATAATTTTGGTACTGATGCTGGAGTTATTATTCATAACAGTACATTAGCCGCCCAGGACATACGTTTTGCTCGTACTATAGAACGTATACAACGCATTATAGTTTCTGAACTTAATCGTATTGCTTTAGTTCATTTATATGCTCAAGGTTATAGAGATGAAATGCTAACCAATTTTGAATTATCGATGACTACTCCTTCCATCATATATGATCAGGAACGCATTGAATTAATGAAATCGAAAGCAGAATTGACTACTACTCTTCTTGAACAAAATTTATTACCATCAGATTGGATTTACCATAATATATATCATTTAAGTGAAGATCAATTTGATGAAATGCGTGATTTAGTAAGAGAAGATACTAAACGTAAATTCCGTCTTACACAAATAGAAAACGAAGGTAATGATCCTCAAGAATCTGGTAAATCATATGGTACACCACACGATCTAGCATCTCTTTATGGTAAAGGTCGAATGTATACTGATGCAGGTAATGTACCTGAGGGTTATAATACTGATGCTGACTTAGGTCGTCCACAAGAAACTACATTATCAAGAAATAAACAAGAAGATAATTTTGGCAAAGATAGACTAGGGGTTCAAGGTATGAAAGATAAGGATAAAAATGATTCTGATTCTATAAGAACTCAATACAAAGGTGGTGGTCCGTTAGCTCTTGAAGGATCTAAAAAAGCACTTATTCAAAACCAAAAAGTACTATCTAAAATTGATAAATTGTATGGAAAGAAGATGATATTCGAACAAGATAACAACATTCCATTCATGGATGAAGAGCAATTACTAGATTAACACCCCTTTACATATTTATAATTAAATACATTCATTAATGAATAACATATCACATTCAAAGTATCGTAACTCAGGGTTAATATTTGAAATTCTGATAAGAACTATATCAGCAGATACACTTAAGGGGGTAGATTCTCCTGCCATTGATATTGTTAAAAAATACTTTATCAAAACTGATTTAGGACGTGAATATAAACTTTACGAAACTATAATGAAAGCAAAATCATTAACAGAAAGTAAAGCGGATATTCTTGTTAATACTGTATTGGATGAATCTAAAAAATTCAATCGAAAAGGATTGAAATCGTTAAAATATAATTTAATTAAAGAAATTAGCGACCATTATAATTTAGATGAATTCTTTAATACAAAAATAAAAACATACAAAGAATTAGCATCTATTTATACTCTTATTGAAACGACCAATTCAAAAGAAGCTATTAATCCTCAACAAGTAATAAACAATAAATTCACATTATTAGAATATATTACTAAACATCCCGCCGAAAATGTTGAAGTTATCAAAGAATCCATTGATGATTTTAAAGAAGCGGACAAAGATGTTCGTATGCTTACTTATAGAATATTACTTGAAAAATTCAACAGCAAATATGATGGATTAAGTCATAAACAAAAAGTAATATTAAAAGAATTTATTAATTCACTTGATTCTACTCCTCAACTCAAAAATTTCTACAATACTAAAATAGTTGAAATAAAAACTGAATTGTTAAGTGAAATAAAAAAGACTAAAGATAAAGCTACCCAAATTAAACTGCAAGAAACTTCTAAATATTTTATTGAATTAGAAAAAGGAGATAAAGTAACTACCGAACATTTAGTTGATTTATTACAGTACTGTGATTTAATCAGTGAAATTCAAACTGCTAATAAAAATGTATAAATATAAGCTCAAAGAAATAGAAGTAGGAACAACTGATATAAACAATGGTATCAAAACCAAAATTATATCTAAAGATCCTGAGACTAAAACTACTGAATGGGAAGTTAAATATAATGTTGATTTAGGTAGTCCTATTAAAAAATTTAATGAAGCTCTTGAATCATTACGAGAAATAAGTAAACAACATAGAGATGATTCATTTTTAAGAGATATTATTGAAAGCGTTAAATCGATTAAAAACGATTATCGCGCTCACGTTCGCACAGAATATCCAGCCGATTATGATGAACTAAAACGTAAGAGTGCTTATATGAAAGAAGATATTGAAGGATTAGATGAAGAAGATGGTGCTGGTGGGTATTCGACACCTTTCGCATTTAGCGCTAAGAAAAATTCTCCTAATCCTGCTACTAAATATATGGTCAAAACATTTAAATATAAACTAGTTCCGAAGAAGATTAAAGGATCTGGTTTAGAAGTTAAGCAATTGTGGAAAGAAAATGGCATATAAATATAAACTCAAAGAAACAAATTCAGATGCTGATCAATTTCAACAACAACGTTTAGCGTCATTTGATGGGATAGAAGCAAAACTAGATACACTTAAAAAATATGTTGTTAGAGCTAAATTAGCAACAGATAAATTTTATAGAGCTAACCCGGACTCATACGAGGTAGTTTATTCAACTGATTTAGCAAACGATTATTTAAAAGACTTATTCACATTGTTTAAACCAGACGAAGAATGAAATCCTTAATTACAGAGGCTGAAAAACACCGTATGCAAGTATTGGCTGGAATAATTTCTGAAGGTAAAGTAGATGATTCAAAATCTGAAAAAAGATTTGAAGTTGATAAAAAGAGTGGTAAATTTAAATTATTTTTAGGAAATACTTTAGTAACTGAGTGTGGATTCAATGTTAAACCACCAGACAAATGGTTTGATAAAAAATATTTGATTCTTCATGATATGAAAACTGTTAAGAAATATCAAAGAAAAGGATTTGCAAAATTTATATTAAAACAAATATTTAATTATGTAAAAGATGATCTTAAACTCAATATTATTTCATTGATTGTTTATAAAGATAATGAACCAGCAACAAAGTTATATTTAAAAAGTGGATTTGAGAAATATAATAATTATGATGATTTTAATGATGAAGATAACTCATTCATGACCTTAATAAAAAAATTATAAAAACTAAAATAAATGAAACTACCAAGAACTTTACAAGAAAAATATGACGCGGCTCAAAACGGAACAGGCGCTAAAGATGTATTCCTAAAAGAAGCAAAACAATTATATTCGAGTTTAATTCCAAACGCTGCTACTTTTGATCAAACAGTTAAAATACTCAAAAATAAAAGTGTATTGAACGAAAATTATGTCGATCTTAAACCAATTTCTGTGTATGAAGGTCGTACTCAAGAACCTTGGGAGGAGAAATATGCATCGTTTTTGAAAGAACAAGAAGATGCCAAAGCTGAAACAACTAAAATTTCCAAATACGCAGAAGATACCCAGAAGAAAGGATACGATAATTCAGATGTAAAAAATCTCGATAATCAAATCGGTCAAGAAGTATTGAATGGTATAGCATTTGAAGCACGTGAAAATCCTGACAAAACATTAGATGAAATACGAGCTATAGTATCAAAAAATCTTGCTAAAGATCAATTATACTATGTTAAAAACGCTATGTTTGGAGAAAAGGGTGTAGGTATATCAGACGAAGTTCCAGGTATGAAAGCATCTAAAACGGATCAAATGACTACAGTGAAAATGAAGTCAATAAACGAATCTAAAGCATCCAAACTCGACCAACGTCTCAAAGATATCCATAAAGCTGGTGATATTATAACATTAGAAGCTAAAATGGAAGCTATTGATGAAGAAATCAATGCTAAAAATGAACGTATCAATATGATTGGAGAAAACGAAGATTTAGCTGAACTAGTTAATCCAATCAAACTTCGTGAAATGAAAAAAGAAATCAAAAATCTTGAACGCGAAAAAGCTAAACTACAAAAAGTATACGAAAAAATGACTGGACAAAAGAAAGCTGAAGTCATTGATGAACCACAAGAAGTTGAAGAAGATGTTGCTCCTGAAATGGATGATGATAGTGTTAGTGATGATGAACAATTGAATGAAAATATTGAAGAATCAACTCCCGAATATACTTTTGATGAACTAATCCACTTGATTGATATTAGTGATCCTAATAACCCTGACAAAGAGCAACAAGAAGATGCTGAAAATAAATTGAGAGAATTAGGCTTCTACAATGAAGATGGCGAGATCAGAGAAGAAAATTTCAATAAGTCATTTAAAACAAGTGATGGAAAAACATTAACTGATTTGGATAAATATTTCGATGAACATTACATGTAATTTATATTTAATATGCTACTAGTAGAAACCCAAAATTTTAAATGTTCTCCTATACAATTACTAGAAGGTATTAAATCTCCTGCTGGTAATCCAATAGTAGAAGGTATATTAACTACTGTTGAATTAAAAAACGGTAATGGTAGATATTATCCTCGTAAGTTGTGGGAAGACGAATTAGAAAAGTATAGCGAGTTTGTGAATGAGAACCGTGCAATGGGTGAATTAGATCACAGCGATGAACAAGTGGTCAATCTTAAAAATGTATCTCATGTTATTAGAAAAATATGGTGGGATGGTGATAACATAATGGGTCGTATTGAAATATTACCTACACCAGCTGGAAATATATTAAGATCATTGATTGAAAATAATGTAACTATAGGTGTATCATCTCGTGGTGTGGGAGAACTGGAACAAAAGGGTGGAGTAATGGAAGTTAGTAGCTATAGTCTTATTTGTTGGGACGCTGTATCAAATCCATCAAATCCAGGTTCATTCCCTAAACTCGTAAACGAATCCTTAATTAGTCCTAAATATAATTATTCTCAAGTTAATAATATAATTAGAGAAATTCTTTGCTCTAAAGGAAGCTGTCCTATTTTTTAAATATGTGTGAAACAAAGAAATGTACTAAGTGTGGTGAAATTAAATCTTTAGATGAATTTTATAATAATAAAAACAACTGTAAAACATGTTATAGAAAAAATCAAAAAGAATATAACCTTACCACAAAAGAAAATCAAAAAGAATACCATAAAGAATATTATATTAATAACAAAGAAAATGTCAAAGAATATAATCTTATTAATAAAGAAAAAAGGAAAGAACTTTATAGAGAATATAATAAAAAAAGACGTCAAACTGACCCAATATTTAAGTTAAAGAATAATATCGCAGTAAGTATAGTTCATTCTATTAAAGTAAAAGGATTTCAAAAGAATAAACGAACAGAAAAAATCCTTGGTTGCTCAATGGAATTTTTCAAAGCATATCTTGAATCACAATTTCTTCCTTGGATGTCGTGGGATAACTACGGTTTATACAACGGAGAATTTAATTACGGTTTCGACCTTGACCATATTATCCCTATATCAAGCGCACAAATAGAAGCAGACCTCCTCACCCTAAACCACTATAGTAATTTCCAGCCATTATGTTCTAAAATAAACCGCGAAATTAAAAGAGATAATCTTAATTATATAAGCTATCCTATATTTTAACCACCCTTTCGATAGTATCGCTAGGCCTTTGCCATTCCCTTACAGGAATGGCAATTTCTCTGTCGCTTTGAATTCTTTGTACATATGTATAATTGTAAATATACTCTTCTCAACCCCTTATAGAGTATTACTTTTATAAATAACCAACCCATTGCGTTTTCCTTAATAAACGTATTTCACTAAATTAATTTTAGGAATAATGATAAAACGAGACATTCTGGCTGAAGCCATAGCTGAAGCTAAAGTTGTTAAAGAAACTGCCATCGAAAATGCTAAAGCAGCATTAACCGAATCATTTGCCCCTCACTTGAAATCTATGCTATCTGCTAAATTACAAGAAATGGAAACAGAAGATTTAGAAGAAGAAAATTTCATTCCAGAAGAAGCAGTAAACGAAAATGAACAAGTGGATGAATTAGACGAACTATTAAAAGAAATCGATTCTGAAAACGAATTAGACGAAACTAAAAAAGAAGATGAAGCTGAAGAAGAAGTTCAAGAAGCTGACCCAGAAAAAGACGCAGAATCTACCGAAGAAGATGAAGAACTGGATATAGAAGACATGTCTGAAGAAGACCTTAAATCATTTATTGAAGATGTAATTAATGACATGATCGAAACTGGCGAATTAGAACCAGGTGAAGGACATGAATCAGAAGAAGAAAATCCAGAAGGTGAAGAAATCGACATCGAAAAAATCGAAGGCGAAGAACAACCAGAAGAAGTAGATTTAGACGAAATGTTAAAAATTGGTGAAGAACTTGAAGACGAATCTCTATCAGACGAACTCGACGAAGCATACCAAACCATCGAAACATTGAGAACTCAAATATCTGAAGTTAAAGTTTTAAACGCAAAACTTCTTTACTCAAACAAAATTTTCCAATCAAAAACATTAACAGAAGGTAAAAAATTGCAAGTACTGCATGCCTTCGAAAAAGCAACAACGATTAAAGAAGCTAAAGCCACTTATGAAATTTTGAAAGAAAATCTTGACACAAAAACAATTTCAAAACCTCAATTTAGAGGAGCAGCTTCAAAAACAATTACCCCTATTAAAGAATCCAAACAGCCTATTGTTGAAGTAGAAAACCAATACGCAAGATGGAAAACACTAGCGGGATTAGATTAAATAACGAATAATTAATTTTTAAATTAACAAAACAAATGAGTTTACAAACTTTATTAGAAAGTGCTAATCCATATCAGTCAGTACAGACTGCAGCACAAAAATTATCTGCTAAATGGAGCCCAACTGGTTTACTAGAAGGACTTGAAAAAGAGCAGAAAAATAATATGGCAATGATTCTTGAAAACCAAGCTAAACAGTTGGTAGTAGAAGCATCTCAAACAGGTGGTGGTATTGGTTCAGCAGGAACTTTTACAGCAGGACAAGGTGAACAATGGGCTGGAGTTGCCCTTCCATTAGTTCGTAAAGTATTTGGTCAAATCGCATCGAAAGAATTCGTAAGTGTTCAACCGATGAATTTACCTTCAGGTCTAGTATTTTATCTTGATTTCCAATATGGAAATACAAAAGCTCCTTTTACTGCAGGTGATTCTGTATACGGTGCTACTGGTGGTAACTTACCTTTCGGAAACACAAATACAGGTGGTCTTTACGGTGCAGGTCGTTTTGCCTATACTACTAACAATACTTCTTCTTATGCAACAGCAACTACTGCTTCTGCTACATGGGCTGATTTGAATTTTGATTCTAACTACTCTGCATCTGCAGCTGCTGGTCAATATATTAAAGTAACTGTTCCTACTGCTTCTCTTCCTAACTTGGATTTGAACGGTTTACGCGCGTTTGCTTTATCAAGCAGCATTCAAGTTCCTGTATTCACTAGTTTGAATGGAACTAACGTACAATTTATTGTATCTGGTAGTGTTGCTCCTGCACAAGCAAGTTCTCAATTAGTTACTTACCAAATGCAACCAACTGATCAATATCGTGGTGATTTTGAAGATGGAAATACTGGATTAAACGGTACTAACACCGCTATTACAATTCCTGAGATCAACATCAAGATGAAATCTAGTTCAATCACTGCGAAAACCAAGAAATTGAAAGCAGTATGGACTCCAGAGTTTGCCCAAGATATCAACGCTTACCATAGTTTAGATGCTGAAGCAGAAATAACATCAATTATCTCTGAATATATTTCTCTTGAAGTAGATTTAGAAGTATTGGATATGTTAATTCAAAATGCATCTGCTGGAACAGAGTATTGGTCAGCTGTAAATAACCAAGGCATTAACGCAGCCGGAACAGCATTCGATGTTGCTTTAGGTTTCTATAATACTCAGGGTGGATGGTTCCAAACATTGGGAACTAAAATTACTAAATTGAGTAATATTATTCATCAGAAAACCATGCGTGGTGGAGCTAATTTCTTGATCTGTTCTCCTACAGTATCTACTATCCTTGAATCAATTCCTGGATTTAGTGCAGACGTGAACGGTGAAACTGAAAAAATGAACTACGCGTTCGGTGTTCAGAAAATTGGATCTATGAACGGTCGTTATAAAGTATTTAAAAACCCATACATGACTGAAAATCAGATCTTGTTAGGTTATAGAGGTACTCAATTCTTGGAAACGGGCGCAGTATACGCGCCTTATGTACCCGTAATCATGACCCCTTTAGTCTATGACCCGGACACATTTACTCCAAGAAAAGGTCTCTTGACCCGCTACGCAAAGAAAATGGTTCGTCCAGAGTACTATGGCCTGATCAAGGTAGCTGGGTTGAATACATTGTAGTCAATCATTTAAATAAAAGAGAGGTCGCAGAAATGCGACCTTTTTTTAACTACTTTTGCGATTTTGCTTTTCTTTTATATATATGTATAATCGACATGAAATTTCATTCATGACATAAAAATTTTAAATATATGAAAATATGTAAAAAATGTGGGCAAGAAAAAGAATTATCTGAGTTTTCTAATAAGTCTAGTGAAAAAGATGGCAAACACAGATATTGCAAACAATGTATGGCAATTGATGTTAAAAATTATTATCAAACATCTGGTAGAAAAGAATCAGATTATTATAGAAATTATCAAGAAGAAAATAGAGA